GGAGCTTCAGCCGACCAATTATCGACCCCGCCGTCGTCGGTCCGTCGCTCATCGTCAACCTCTTCCGGGTGATAGAAATGCCTGAACAGGCGAGAATCGCAAGACATCAACCCGGCAACACAATCCGTGAACCAATCCCACGACTGTGTACGGAAAACTGCCCTCAAATTGATGTGATATTCGGACTGGAAATCGGCAACCAGCAACGGCCAACAATCGTCATCAAAGACCGCATCCCACGACAGGGTGTGTTGCGCTTTCGTGACACCATCCGGGACCTCGTACCATTCGTAGAGGCCGGTTACTGGGTCCTTTTCGCCGCCGCCGTACTGGTCGAGCGCCGCGACGCCCGATTCGGCGGAAACTTCTTCGACATGTACTCTTCCAACGCTTTTGGGTCGCCGCCCGCCTCCCAAGCAGCCTCAGCCGTTTCACGCCCATACTGGATCTCAGCCAACGCCGTCAACCCGGCACGGACCGCGAAACTGAGCGGCACATCGTCAGCAATGAACTCATCCCAGAGTTCACCCAGTGCGAGCGTCCACACTTCCTCCGCAGGCTGGGAAGACAGTTTCTTGTCCTTGCCCTCAATGATTTTCGCCAGCGTGCGACCGTTCGGAATGTTCACCGGTTTCAGCACATACTTTTTGCCCCCGTACGGGAACACAAGCGGTTCGGCAGCGAATTTTTCGTAAGCGGAAAGAGCCATCTCAGTTTGCCTTTTCTTCTGGGTTCTGGGTAGGTAAAAGGGGTGCGGTCAGACCCAAACCAACCGCACCCCAGCTTTTTGACTACGCGCCGCGTGTGTAAGCGAACGATGCAGAAGCACCAACCGCGTTCGTCACGATGATCGGAGCCGAACCAGCCGAACCAGTCGGCACCACCGCAGTGATCACCGAATCCGACTGCACAATCCACGAACTGGCATTCACGCCACCGATAGTCACACCAGTAGTCGGGACAGTGCCCGTGAAGTTCGAACCGTTGATCGTCAGGATCTTCCCAACGCTCTGAGCGGTCGGGGTAGCCGAAACAATCACCGGGGCAGCAGGTGCCGCATACGGGTTGCTGATCGGCGTCAACGCACCATCGCCCGTGAACGTGGCCGTGATCTCATTCACATCAGCCACGCCAGTCTTCGACTGCTGCCAATCAACCAGGGCAAGCCCAGAGAAGTTGCCGGACGTGTACCCATACTTGTTGTACCAACGAATGTACAAACGGGCCGAAGTACCAAACTGGAAACGGGTAGCCTCAACAAGCGCCTGACCCGGGTCCGAAGGAACATTTGCAGTCGTCGGACGGAAGAACTTAGCAACCGCCTTCCACCCATACATGGTCTTCTCGTACGAGTTCGCACCATTCGTGTCATACACGTCAGCGGCCTGATTCGTCGGATTCTCCGCCGGCGCGAAATCATTCAGGGCACCAAGCTTCACCCATGTTGAACCATCAGCCGAAACATCAACCCGGTTATCTCTTGCAAGCTGCAAAGACATCTAATTGCCTCCTAAAGGCGTTGGGGCGTTAACGAAAAAAGCCCCTCACCGGGAGGGGTTAAAGCGCTGGGTCTGGGTTACCAGCTACCGGCTGTTGGCCGGGTGTTCGTGGGAGGGACAGACACATCCAAATAGAACTGGTTGATCTGTTCCTGCCGGGTCAACGAATCCTGCCCATTCGGCATCGACAGTTGACGGTTCATCTGAATCACCTGCACTGGACCCCAATCAAGATTGGAAAGACCATGCAAAACGTCACGGATCGCAGACGACATATCCGACGCATCATAAGGAGCATTCTGGGCACCCCGAACCCGCACCTGAACCATGACCCGACCCTCAGGGAGAGTCACATTGTCGGTCAGGGGAACAACAGAAACAGCGATCGCACGATCCGGGCTCACCGGGAGCGCCAGGGGAACAATCGCCGCCACACCAGCTCCATAAGTGCCACCAGCACTGATTGCGCCAATACCTGCTGCAGCGATCAGTTGGGACACATTGTCGGAGATGATGCGTTCCGGTGAAGTCATCCGTCCATCACCGTCCCAAGTTCGCGCCCGATAAGGTCAAGTGCTTCCTGCCCGTGTTGAATCCACGGCAACTCGAGGTAGAGAGCGTTACCCGTATTGTGGTGAAATGTCAGATTATAGTGCTGATTTCTCGCATATGGACCAGGGATGAGCAGTTGGGCACCATCCGGGGCCGGTTGCACATCCTCCGACCCCACCAAATGCCCAGTCTCAACAGGGGTCTGCTCTGCCACAAAGGTGCGCAAAAACTCGACAGCTTTCATCGCCGCAGGCACCAACAGTGCATCCACTTTTGCGTCGATTTCATCAATGTGCGCGTCGAAACCTTCGGAACCCATGACAGCCTCCTAGGTCAAACCGACAGCAACATGGTCAACGTTCGGCATCAGGCCGCCCGTATCATTCGAGTTCACTTTCACAACCCTCGAAGTGCGGCCATTGACGGTCACCCGGGCTTCAGGGGTGAACTGTGCACCATCCGCGAGAGTCGTGTAAAACGCGGTCGTAGCAACAGTTTCCTGCCCGAACGCCTGCCGAATCACAGCCTGCGAATCCGACAACCACCCCGACACAACAACAGGGGTCCCATACACGTCACCCTCAGACCCGGCACCGATATACGCTTCCACCGTCACTTTGTTCACGAACCACCGCGAGATCATCCGAATGCCCAGACTTGCGGAATAAGCAAATTCTGATACTCGAGCACGCGTTCTGCTTCAGGTACCAGACCGGTGATCGCATCAGCTCGAGCCTGGGCTGCTTCAGCCGCATCCGCGAACGTTTCCGACGCGGTATCAATCTTCGTAGACGACACAACCGACGTGGTGAGCACACCACCAGTTAGCGGGTCGTAACCGATCTGCGCCCACGCAGCCGCCTGAATACACGTAGCCGTAAATAAGGAATTGCTTATTTGCACATCCGTCGCCAAACCTGTCAACGGGTCAACCGTGTAATACGCCATCCGCGTTTCACGCAACACCAGGGCTGTAGCAGAACGCAACAGGTTCGTCGCATTCGCTGGCGCCGGCTGACCCGTATAAGTCGCCAGATCAGAGGGTTGCGCCAACATGGTCGGGGTAACAAAATCGCCATAAAACGCAGCCATGCTGACCCCTTACTTGACGCTATACATTTCGATCAGATCCTGTTTGGTCTTCGCCTCAGCGTCGTCCGGTGTGATAGGGGAATCTGTCGTCTGGGATATGTGCACTGCCCACCCAACCCAGTCGCTCTTCGAGGCGTATGGGGGTGGTTGCACTCGTTCGGATTCCTCCACGAAAGGGGTACCATCAGCATTTACACGCTTCAGGTACCCCTTCGAGAGACGATCCGCAACAGCCTCATGCAACGGCAAATCCATCTCGAAGATGGTTTCCCCGTTCTCACTGAGAATGTGGACCGTTTCAGACATCAGATCCGGCGACCATCCGAGGTGAACGCCGTCACAGTCATAACCACCGACGTTTCGATGAGCAGCGAACCATCGGGCTGCTGCACACGAGACGAATCGAACGGGCCAACCCACTGGGTGGTCGTGTTCGCAACAGTCACAGTGACCGGGCCAAGACCCGAGCTGATAGCGGACGGCTGCGAACCGGCAAGCACCGAAATGGTGCCGGAACCACCAGACGCGTTCGCAACACGCAGGAACACTTCGTGCTGCGGGCGAGCGGTGGCGAGGATGACAAACCCGTTACCGGCACCAGCGACAGACGCAGTACCGGCAGGGTCAGCGACTCCACCATTCGCCACAAGGGCGGTAGGTGTAAGAGTTACACGAGCCATTAGTTAGTCCTCCCTTTCTTAGGAGACGGTAACGAGGGCGGTAGCCCACGAGTCGGGACGGACAAGCTTGCCGCCGTAAAGGGTCAGACCCTTCACCGCGTCCTCGAAGGACGACTGCGGGCGGTACGCCTCAACCTTGCTGATCTGCTCAGCAAACGTGAACGCAGCCGACGTACCAGCGATGATCGCGTACTGGTTACCAGACGGGTTCGGTGCAACATTCGACACAATGACGTTCATGCCGTATGCGGAACCGATGACACCACTGTTCAGAGCCGACGACACGTTACCCGCAGCGTTAGACACGAAACGGGGGTCGCGGAGAAGGCAACTGTTGTACATGTCGGGGGTGACCACAACGGTGCGACCCTCAGCAGGCACGTTCGCCTTGTCCAGCGCGTTCTTCAGCGGAACAATCACCTTGTCGATGGCGTCCGCATACCCGGTAGAAGCGGTAATGCCGACAGCGCCAAGCTGGTTCGCAGACTGCACACCCGTGTAGAACGACGCAATGTACGCGTCAATGTTGGATGCAAGACCAAACGCAGCCTCATTCAAGGCCTGCGGGATAACGTTACCCTTAGCCTGACGGGCGTCAACATCGTCAACACCGAACGCGAAATACTTAGCCTGATCCACCACAAGGGTGCGCTGATTGTCATTGACCTGCTCAGGGGTGATAACAGTCGAGTTCGGCGTGTACGTGCTGATCGTCGGACGACCAATAGACGTGATACGAACAGTGTCGCCAGCCTGCGCGATCTCACCCTCATAGTCACGGTTGACGAATGCGCCATACTGAAGCTTCGGACGCAACGCAACCAGAAGGTTGGCGCTCCAAATCTCTGGCCGGAAATTGGTAATTGACACGGTTGTGTCCTTTCAGGATTAGCCGCCTAGCAGATTCCTGAGAAGCCCCTTAGATTGGGCTTCCACGATCTGATCGGCGGACATGCGAGCGAGCTGATGCTCATCGATTTGGCCTGTTTCCCCGGTCCCGCCGAGTTCAGTACCGCTCGCTGCCGCCGCCTGGACTGCTTTGAGTAGAGGGTTCGCCGCAAGAGCGGCCGTGATCGCAGCCGTTACGGCTGCGCCATCGCTTGGGTCCAGCCCTGCGACGGAAGACATGAATGAGTTGGAGTCGAGAAGCCTCGACGGGTCCGCGCCAGTGGTTGCAGCCGCCTTGAAAATGGCGAGCTGGCGGGCGGCTGACTGTGCCTCAGCCTGAGCGGCAGTGAGTGACGCAGTGAGTGCGGCAGGATCCGTCGCAGCATCCGGTTTCAGGCCGAGAGCGACAGCGAGCTTGTCGGTGAGTTCCTTCTGCGCATTGTCGGCAGCGGTTTGCGCTTTCGTGCGGTAGTCGCCGGCTTCCTTGCGAACCTTCGCGATTTCCTTCTGCGCCCACTCCGGCAACTGGTCAACAGACTCAGCAACAGGAGCAGGAGGTGTGCCACCAACCTCCGTGGACGTGGGGATAACTGCGGGGGCAGTCGGGGCGGCTGGGGCATTGCCCGCTTCACCGTCCGCAAAACGGACACCCATCAGGTCGAGCTTCGAACGCTTTACCGGGCCAACTGGGATCTGGTACGACATGTGATTGGGCCTCCTGGGCTCATATCGGTTTCACCCACGCCAGGTGGGACTTAAATGCGAAAAGCCCCACCGAAGTGAGGCTTCCCAAGTAAAGAAAAGGGCGAAAAGTTTACATGTTCGCCGGATGTGTAAAACTAATTGACAGGTGGTGTCCAGCCGAGGATCTTCAGCGCCTCCACCGTTCGTTCCGGCAGGAACACTTCGGCTTCGCCTTTGTAACTGAGCCCATCCAGGACAACCAGATCAACCACGCATCGATCGAGTTCGCTAACGTTCACCGTGATTGTCGTCGCGCGAACACCAGGCAACCTCACGCCGTTGATTTCTAGCGAACGATCGTGAGTGTGCGAGTCGAGGTGTGAACTGAGTTCTACGTGTGCGCGCGTCATGGAAAATTCCTTTTCTGGGTTAGTTGTTGCCGAGGTTGAGTTGTTCTCGTCTCGTGTTCCTGACGCGACCGCTCGAGTCGATGAACGCACGCATGATCGCCTGCGCCTGCCTAAGAGACTGCTGCGCCAACGCTTTCTGCTCAGGCTTGTACGCTCCAGCAAGTTCACGCTTCGCCGCCCGAATATCGCGCTCAAGTTTCCGTTGACGTTGCGACTCGTCATAAGCGTGCTGATCGTCCGCATTCCACTCATGCGGGGCCGGAACCTGAGTCACACCAGGAAAGAACGCCACCAGGACGTGTTTGCAATTGGGGTGGAACAGGCCCGCGGCCGTAGCCTCAGCGATCGTCGCATCCGCTCGAGGGTCATACTCGGCAGACAGGATCCTGCCCTGCCACGGAGCACACAACGGGCACGGATTACCGTCATCACTTACGGTGAATAGTTCGATCCCGAGTGAGCGCATCCGGTCCAGGTGGGACACGTTGAACGCACGCTGCGCAGCCGTCCTGACAGCCATTTCCACGTATGCGGACAACTCCCACTTGCGGCCGCGAGAATCGGTGAACCCGTCCACCCCACGCCTGGTCAAAGCCCGGTACGCATCCGACTGTGCTTTGGCAGGTGTAGACCCCAAAACTTGCGAAATTGACGCGTCTACCTGCACGGCCTGGTAAATGTCATCCGCATACCGGGTGATCCGATACCCGAGCCCGTTCAGTTTCCCCGTCAAATCCTCCCGGATCGCACGGGCCGAACGTTCCGCATGAGACTCAAACGAATCCCCCGCAACACCAAACGTCGGATTGACAGGCTCGCCAGGACCGGCCGCTTGAGAACCAGCACCCACAGCGCGACCAACCACCTGCGCCACAAGCGCCAGCGTTTCAGCCTGCAACTGGGTGGCAACATCCTTCGCCGCACGCCGCAAAGCAAACCGCAGAAGGTCACCCATCCCATACGTGGCAATCAGGGAGGCGAACCGGGTCAACAATGCGAGCTGCGCACCCATGAAAACCGCCAACACGACAGCTGACGCTGCCGCCACAATAGTGGTGAGTGTCTGATCCTGCTGCTGGGTTTGCTGAGGATCAGACATGCTCACCCCTACGTGATCGAGTTAGCGTCCTTCGACACACCACCAACACTGATTCGCCCCGGCTTCTCAGGCGGCAACGACATCGGATCGGTCACAGAAGGCGTGAACTCCACCTTCCACTTCGCAACTTCGTCATCCCACATGTCGTCATTCCAGTCGGGATGCAGGATACGCACACGCTGATCCATTGATGCCGACTCAGCCGTGAACAAGGTCTGAACCGTTTGAGCCAGACGTAGCATCGACTCCTGCACCGAATCCGGGAACTCCACCCAAATCGGGGCAACCACATTCGGGGTCCCAAAAATGGCTTTGTCCACGGCCAACAGTTTGCCCATGATGCGTGACAAGTGAGGGGTCTGCGTGCGAATAAATCGGCCACGAGTGAGGAACGTCAACCGTTCACGAGCCTCAACCTCAGTAGCCGTCGACTCAATCGACCTCGAGTTCGCCTGACCCGCACCAAACGTCTGCAACGTAAACCCAGACATGGTAAGAATCTGCTCCAACAAGTTCTGGGCAGTCGTCAAATACCCAGTCGGCTCAAACTTCGGTTGTGCAACCTCAACCTTGTCCGCCATCTTGGCGTCCTTAGCCAGTTTGGCCTCAGCACCCACATACGTTTCCTGATCAAGATCCGCAACAGAACCCTGACCTGGCCCCGGGTTACCAAGCAACGACTTGTCGAAGAACACGCGCGCTTTCGCAGCACGTCGGGCACGCATCCAGTCGGACATGGTTTCGTCCAACTGGTCAATCAAATGCTCAATACCATCAAGCGAAGAACGCCCCAACGAACGCCCAACAAGGTCGGTACGCCACAGACGGTTCGGGCCAACGTTCGGCACATACTCCACACACAGCCCGGGTGAGTTCGAGTCAACCCCGTCCTTGATGGAAGACGTGGCAGTCATGTTCGCGAGGGGCACTGTCTCGGGGCGCGAATCTAACGGAACACGCACACCGAGTTTGTCGTCCTCACCCTCATACAGCCCGTGCAGAATGATGCCATTACCCTGGGCGTTCAGCTCGTGCCGTTCCAGGTGACGCCAAACCTTCGTACCCTCACGAGCAACAACCCGCCAAAACGTGACCGCTGTAAGCCGTTTGAACCGGAACTCAGGCAATGCCTGATCCGAGTCCACAGCATCCAGGAACGGACGATCGGCCACCAGAGACTTGTCCCACGCAACCCGCAGATAGGACCCGCCCAGAGCTGCGCCGACCTCAGTAGACTCCGCCAGAACCGTGTACAGGCCCTCATCACACAGTTCGTTCAGGCGTTCCTGAGTCGGATTCGCAGCCTTCGCCGGCATCCCTGACCCATCATTATCCGTGTCAATACGAACCGTGAACGTGGCAGGGTCAGCCCACAACAGGTCAGACACCGCCGTGCACACCAACCCGGCAACCGGGATCGGCATTTTCGTGTTCCGGTTCGGCCCCAACGGGCGTTGGCCTACAAAGAACCGTTGCATCCGCTGGCCGATAGTCGGTTTGAAACCGCCCGTGTCGGATGCGAAGAATCCGGTGTTGTCTGCGGCAACCCCGCCACCATAGGCTGCCTGCAACTTAGCCAGGTCGTTCGAATACAATGCAGACCACTGGTTCATGTACGCAAAAATGTTCGTCATGTTCTGCGGAGGCCACACGGTCTTGCTGTCAGAAACGGGCAGCGCCATTCGGTTACC